GGGGCGGCCTTCGGGCCGTCCCCGCCCACCTTGGAGAGACCGAATGTCGGACGGACTACCACAGCCCCCGAGTCTCGACGGCCAGAACCAGCGGCCGGCGATCCCGATCTTTTTCGTCGAGGCGGTGCAGAACACCTTCCGCAGCGAGCAAGAGGGGCGCCCGCACTACGACGATATCGAAATGCTCAAGCTGTTGATCCCCGGCGACAAGAATTCCTCCCCGGTCAAGCGCGTCGATCATGAGGACCGCGAGCGGTATCCCAAGCAGTACGCGGCCTTCAAGGCGGGGATCGAAGCGCCGACCGAGGGAACGCCGCTGGCCGAGTGGCCGCCGATCCAGAAATCCCAGGTGCTGGAGTTCGCCCATTTCAACATCAAGACCGTGGAGCATCTGGCGCAGATCCACGACGGACAGCTGCAAAACCTCCCGATGGGCTCGCGCGCGCTTCGTGAGCAGGCAAAGGCCTATCTGGACATCGCGGCGAACGGAACCGGCCCCATCGCCAAGATGGTCAGCCAGATCGAAGACCTGAAGACCGAGGGCGAACTCAAGGACTCGATCATTGCGGACATGGGCAAGCGCCTGGCCGCCCTGGAGGGGAAGACCAATGCCAGCGATCATTCGTAACACCGGCCCGCGCGGCCCGCGGTTCTTCGAAGACGGCGGCGAGTTGCGGTTCGTCAACGTGGTGGACGCCTCGACCCGCGACGGTCCGCGAGAGGCGACGGACGAAGATCGCATGGCCCATCCGGAGGCCTTTCGCGCCTACGAGAAGAACGACGAGTCGATGTTCCCCGGCGCCAAGCCGATGATCACCTTCAGCGGCAAGCGTCCGGCCTCGGTCCCCGACCCGACGATCCTCGCCAAGCCGCCTGAGCCGAGCAAGCCTGAGCGGCAGAAGGCCGGATAGCCGCTTGAGCCTCCTGACCATCATCGATGAGGTCTGCGGCCGGTTGGCGCTCACGCAGCCCACGGCCGTGATCGGGTCCGCCGACAGTCAGGTGCGCCAACTGCTCGCCTTGGCCAACGTCGCCGGCCGCAATATCGCGCAGGCCTACGACTGGCAGGCGCTGGTCGGCGAGAAGACCTTCGTGACGGTCGCGGCGAACACCCAGCCCGGGGCATTTCCGGCGGATTTCGACCATTTCGTGCCGAATAGCGGCTTCAACCGGACGACGCGGCGTCCGCTGAATGGACCCCTGACAGCGGCGCAATGGCAGGCTGTGCAGGCGCAGCCACAACTCAACACCGTCTTCCTCGTCTACAACGAGCGCCAGGGAGCGTTTAATATCGCCCCTCCGCCGCCCGCGGGCCAAACCATCGCCTACGCCTATGTCTCGAACAACTGGGCGAAGTCGGCCTTGGGCGCGGCGCAGACAGCCTATCTGGCCGACACCGACCTCACGTTCCTGGACGAAGCGCTGATCGCCGATTCGGTCGTCTGGCAATTCCTGCGCGCCAAGGGCATGTCCTACGCCGAGGAGATGGCCACCTTCGAGCGAAACCTGGAGCAGCAGCAGGCGAGGGACGGGGGCTCAACCATTCTCAGCCTTTCGCCGCAGGCTATCAATCTCGCTCGCGCCAATCTCCCGGACGGCAATTTCGGTGCGTAAGGCGGTGTCTGACCGGCCGACCGGGGCGCGGGTCGCGCGCACCGCCTCGGTTCCGGCTCCCATCGGCGGCTGGGACGCCCAGAACGCGCTGGCCGACATGCCGCTTGAAAACGCGGTGATCCTCGACAACTTCATTCCGCGCCCCGGCTATGTCGAGGTTCGCAGGGGGAGCTTCTCGCAAGCCACCGGGATCGCCCAGGGCGCCATCAAGACCCTGATGGTTTGGCGGGGCGTGACGGACAAGCTCCTGGCCTGCGCCGGGACCTCGATCTACGACGTGACGGCTCAAGGAACAGCCAACCCAACCGCGCTCTATTCCGGCGCGACGAGCGGCGTGTGGCAGTCGACCAACTTCGCCAATACGGCAGGGACGTGGCTTGTCGCGGTCAACGGCGTCGATACCCCGGTCAAATATGACGGGACGACGGTCAGCACGACAGCCTTCACCGGCACTGGCCTGACGCCGACCAACCTCAACCTGATCATGGCGCACAAGCGGCGTCTTCACATGGGCGAGAAGGGAACGCTGCACGTCTGGTTCGCCTCCGCCGTCGATACGATCGCTGGCGCGTGCGGGCTGCTCGACCTGGGGCCGGTCTTTTCGAAAGGCGGCACGCTGGCGGCCATGGGCACGACAAGCTGGGCCTACAGTCTTTCGCCAGACGACTTTGCGGTCTACGTCACTACCCAGGGTCAGGTCGCTCTCTACCAGGGCGTCGACCCGTCGAACGCGGCGAGTTGGGCCTTGGTCGGGGTCTACGACCTTGGCTATCCGATGGGACCGCGCAGCCTGATCAAGTTCGGGTCGGATCTCGCGATCATCACCACGGACGGCATTATCCCGCTCAGCCAGGCCATGAAGCTGGACCGGACACAGGACGACGCCATCGCCCTGACCCAGCGCATTCAGAACGCCTTCCAGACCTCGACGGCAACCTACCCGCAAGCGACGTTCGGCTGGCAGGGCACGCTTTATCCCAAGGGCGGCCTGGCCATTATCAACGTCCCTTCGGCGCCGGCGGTGCAATACGTGCAGAACGTGCAGACCGGCGCCTGGTGCCGGTTCACCGGGATGGACGCGGCCTGCTGGGGCGTCGCTAACAACACCGCCTACTACGCCTCTGGCTCCGACGTCTTTCAGTGGGACGTTGGCGGCGACGACGCCGGCTCGGCAATCACCTACGACCTCAAGACCGCATTCACTGATTTCCGCACTAAGGGCCAGAAACGCTTTACGGCGCTGCGCCCGTTGATGAGCACGGTGGGTTGGATCTTGCCGGCCGTCGAGATCGACGTGGACTACCGTGACGTGATCCCGACCGCCACGGCGATCACCGTCGATGTCAGCCAGAGCGTTCCTCAGCCCCGCTACGACTGGTCGGCGGTCTCCGGAATCGGCTTCGTCGGGTCGGTGCGGATGCGGATCATGATCTCGTCCCTGCCGCAGACGGCGCTGGCCGTGGATTCCGGGGACGTGGACGAGTTGACCACGGGCGACGGGTTCGCCGTTGTGACGCAGGATCCGCTGGCCGCAGTGCCGTTCCAACTCACCAGCTTCGACGTTCTCTACGAAGTAGGGGGAATGTTTTGAAGCTTGTTCTCGGGCGCGACCTGGAAGTTGGGCTTTGGGCGCAATCCCGCATCCCGCATCTCTTCCTCGACCAACTCGGACCCTACGTCGGTTTCGGGATCGTGGACGCCGCCGGCGTGCTTCGCGGGGCTGCGTTGTTCCACGGCTACGCGCCGCTCTATCGCGGCATCGAGATCAGCTTTGCGCTGGAAAGTCCGCGCTACCTTTCGCGCGCCGTTATCCTCGGAATTCTCGCCTATCCTTTCATCCAGTTGAATTGCGTTCGAGTAACCGCAGCCACACCCGGATCCAGGTCCGCGGCCAGCGCGCGACGGTTTCTGGAGACTTTCGGGTTCAAGAGGGAAGGCCTCGCCCGGTTAGGATTTGGGGACTTCGGCCATGCGGTCATCTACGGGCTCACGCGCAAGGACTGGAGCGCCAGCCGCTTCGGCCCGGAGCGCGCGCTAAATGTCGAAAAAGGCATCCTCGCCGCCGCCAGCGCCTGACCCCACGGTCGTCGCCAACGCGCAGAGCGCGGCGAACATCGCCTCCGCGACCGCCCAGCAAAAACTCAACATGATCGGCACGTCCGGCCCGACCGGAACGACCAGCTATACGGCCGACCCGAGCCAGCCCGGCGGCTACACCCAAAACACCTCGCTCAGCCCCTCCGAGCAAGCCATCTTCAACCAGGGCACGGCCGCGCAATCGGGCGCGCTGGGCATCGCCAATGACCAGCTGGGCCGGGTGTCCTCCGCGCTCGGCCAGGCCGCCAACCCAGCAGGCGTGCAGCAACAGTACGCCAGTGGCGGCCCGATCCAGTCGACGGTCGCGCCCAGCGGACAGCTGCAATATGGCTTCAATCAGGGCCAGTCGGTGCAGGGCCAGGTGGGGTCTCCGGACTTTAACGGCGCTGCCTCTCAGGCCGCCAATGCAGTTTATGGGCAGGCGACCTCGCGCCTCGACCCGCAATGGCAGCAGGCGCAAAGCGCCGAAGAATCCAAGCTCGCCAATCAAGGCCTGGGCGAGAATTCCACCGCCTACCAGACCGACATGGCCAACTTCAACCGGGCCAAGACCGACGCCTACAACCAGGCCAACTATTCCTCGGTCGGCGCGGGCCTTGCGGCACAGCAGCAGCAGTTCGGCCAGCAGCTCAACCAGGGCCAGTTCGCCAATTCCGCGGCGGCTCAGGAGTATGGCCAAAACCAGGGGCAGGCGGCCTTCAACAACGCCACGACAGGACAGGCGTTTGGCCAGAATCTGTCGGCGGCGCAACTCGCCAACCAGGCGCAGGCGCAGCAGAATCAGGAAAACCAGAGCGCGGCCACGTTCGGCAATCAGGCCAACGCGCAGCAGTTCCAGCAGAACGCCTACGCCCAGCAACTGCCGATCAACGAGTTCAACTCGCTGATGTCCTCGAGCCAAGTGGCGAGCCCGCAAGGCGTCCAGTACACGCCGAGTCAGGTCGCCCCGACCGACGTGACGGGCGCCTACGCCCTGAACCAGCAGGCGCAGCAGGCGGCCTATCAGGCCCAGATGCAGAACCAGTCGTCCAACCTCGGCGGCCTGTTCAAGCTCGGGGCCTCCGTGCTGGCGGCGCCGATGACCGGCGGCGGCTCGCTGATCGGCAACTTCATGGGCTCCGATATCCGTCTGAAGAAGGATATCCGCCGGGTCGGCCAGCTGGACGACGGCACGCCGGTCTATTCCTACCGCTACAAGGCTGGCGGCCCCCCGATGATCGGGGTGATGGCGCACGAACTGGCGAAGACGCGGCCCAGCGCCGTTCGCGAGTTCGGCGGCTACCTCGCCGTCGATTACGGGGCGCTCTGAGGTGGCCGCCGCGGCGCAAGTCCCGATGGAGCCGACGCCTTCGCAAGCCGTGATGATGGCGGCGCGCTACGGCCCCACCTCCGGTCTCGCGTTCCAGCGCAGCCAATACCTGGCCAACGCCTTGCAGGCCCTGCAATCCGAGGCCTCCACCAACCTGCGAACGCCGCTGTCGCTCGGCGCGAACCTGCTGGCCGACGCGATCATGCAGCACGGCAAGGACCGCGCCGATCAGGCCGCGATGACCGCCTACGCCAACGATCGGGACACCTTCGATAACAATCTGCTGAAGGGGACGCCGCTCGACGGCTCTGGCCAACCAGTCGCGGCCCCGTCTGCCGCAGCGCCGGCGCTCGCCCCGGTTGCCGCCCAGGCCGTAGCGCCCGCTGCGGCGAGTCCCGCGGCCGACAGCCTCCCCACCGGCCCCGCGCTCGCCGCAGCTCTGAACGGTCCAACCGCGCCGACCCCTGCGAGCCAAACCCCGACGCCGGACCAGATCAAGCTCGCGCAGATGGTCTGGGGCGAGGCGAGGGGAGAGCCCCCCGAGGGCCAGCAAGCCGTCGTCGCTGTGGCTCTGAACCGCGCCAAGGCAAGTGGTAAGCCGCTGGCCGACGTGCTGGCGGCGCCGCATCAGTTCGAGGGATTCAACGCGCAGGCGCAGGCCAAGAGCCCGCAGGCGCTGGCCTCGATCCTGGAGAATATTCAGCCCGCGCTCAACGGGTCCGACCCAACGGGCGGGGCGACCAACTTCTACGCCCCGGCCCTGCAGCATCAACTCGGCCGAGCCGATCCCGCGTGGGCGACGGGGACGCCCCAGATGATCGGCCACCAGGCATTCTACGGCGGAGACCCGCAAGGCGCGCGACCGCAGGGGCTCGCGGCTGCCGCCAATCAATTGCCGCCAGGCGCGCTTGCCGGCG